GGGCGAGGCCTGCGCAGTAGCGCTTGAGGTCTTCCACGAGCAGGTCGTAGGCCTCGTGGTACGTGATCGTGTCGCCTTCGTGGACGTCCGTTCCGGTGTGGCCGAAGCCGATGGTGAGGACGCCCGCAGGGCAACGATAGGCGCGCTCACGGAAGCCCTCCCACTGTTCGATGAAGTCGGCGGCAAGCTCGACAGGGTAGGCCGTGAAGTTTTTATATTCCATCGTTGGACTCCTTCTTTTTGCTGAGGCCGCGGCTCTCAAGCGCCGCGTCCGCTTTTTCCTCTAGGCGCTCGTTCAAGGTGTGGATGACGCGGCGGAGCACAGGAGGGACAACCCCGCCGAAGCCGCCGTACTCTAGGTTCTTGATCAGGGAGCCGAACTCGCCAGCCGCATAGGCGCAGATCGTGATCGACTCGAAGATTTGAAAATGGATGAGAGGCTCGAACAGCATGTCCAAACCGTGGGATAAAGCCACGATGAGGAACATCAGGGCCTTCTTCAAGATGCCCATGTAGTTCTTGTGGCTAGACCATTCGTGGCGATAGCTGGCGACTGCGGAGCCGAGGAAGAAGTCGGCCACGCAGAAGATGACGAGCCAAGTGAGAAGCGGGCCGACGTCGCCGAAAGCAAAAGATGCGAGGCTTCCGACGACGCCACCGATGTACGCGAAGGCGCGTTCTGCGCCTTGCGGGAAGAGAGACTGAAGTGTGTTGAGCATTGCGCACTCTAGGTTGGCGGCAGGATCTCCTGCCGGGGTGCGCTCATTGCAGGTAATTTTAACGCACTGCGAAGCCGCGTCTTGCGATGGTCTCTCGACGGGCCACATAATCCGTCACGTCCTTTTCACGCCAGCGGCTGGTGCCGAGCACGTGAATGGGAGGAGGGAACTTTCCCGCCGCCACCCAGCGGGTTACGGTCTTGGTCGACACGCCGAAAGCCTCGGCAATCTGCGCTCGCGTCACAAGTTTTTCAAGATTGAGTGCCATGATCAGCCTCCGTTTTTCTTTTCCAAAAGAATGTCCATGACATTCCGTTTCGTTGCGATGCGCTCAAGGACTGCCTCATCGAGCGTGTCCTTGGCGACGATGGTATAGACAAACACAGACCTTGGGTGCCCTGACTGCGCTTGTCGTGTCGGCCCGATTCGCTCCACCATCTGGTCGTGCTCTTCGAGATTCCAGTTGGTCGAGTAGAAGACGAGGATGTTGCCCCCGTCCTGCAGGCTCAGGCCGTGTCCGCATGAGGCGGGGTGCGCGAGGAGCATCGGGATCTTTCCCGCGTTCCATTCGCGGATTGTCTTCGGGTTCTTGTCGAGGACGCGGGCTTCCTTGAAGGCGGCTCGCAGAACCTCAAGCTCGTGGCGGAAGTTGTACGCGACGAGAATCGGCATGCCCGCTGCTTCCTCCACGATGGAGCGGAGCGCCTCCACCTTCTCGCTATGAAGAACGAGGTAGGGCTTGGCGTCCTTCGCTTCGGGGAGCATGCCGTCGGCGTTCTCGTAGTAGAGATTGCCGCTGGCGATTTGCAGACATGCGCTCGTCTTTGTTGCCGCGTTCGCCGTCTCCACCTCCTGCCCGTCGATCTCGGCGTAGAGCTTGCGCTCCATGTCGTCGTAGATCTTGCGGGCTTCGGCGGGGAGCGTGACGGAGATCGTGGAGTAGATCGGCTCTTCGAGGTCGAACCAATCCTCCGCATTGATCTTCAGCGTCACGTCGTTCAGCGCTTCCTGAATCCTCGCTTCGCTCCCGGGCAGGATCTCCCACCTGACTGCGAAGGCCGATGCGCCGACGCGGACGGGGCGGAAGTACTCCTGCTGGTAAGCGGTCATCGACTTGCCGAGGCGCTTGCCTGCGTCCACGAACCACAGCTGGCCCCACAGGTCGAGGTAGCCGTTGGGCGCGGGCGTACCCGTGAGTTCGATAAAGCGGTCGACGTGCTTGAAAGCGAC